CTGAAATTACAAAAGACGAATTAGAAAAAGTAAAGGTGTTAAACCTATTGATGTGGTTACAAGCGTCCATTTATGCAGGTGATGAATGCGAACCAATCAAATGGTTCTATAATCATCAAACAAAGATGTTACTCAAACGACTAAACGATAGCATTCAGCGTGAACACGGCAAGACAATCACTGCGTTGTGGAATACCGATGGCGCAATTCTGCCTGATATAACTCGCCAAATTGACGATTTCACATTTGAAATGGCAAGTTATGGTTACTGGATGTTACCGGAACTAACCGAATACATTCGCAAACAAAAAGAAACACAACCAAAAATTGAAGTAATATGAACATCACACACGATTTTGATAACTGCCAAAGCGAGACCTACAAAGAAGTAATTACCGATCTAATCTCACGCGAGAAAATGGGACGAATGAAGTACGGAGTAACGGTGGACAAAGCTAATTTGAGTGAACAGGAATGGTTACACCACGCTTACGAGGAAGCATTGGATTTCGCTATCTACTTAAAACGTATAATGAAGTTAAAAAAATGACATTAAAACCAACCGAATAAAGAGTGGCCTTGCGCCACTTTTTTTTGCGCTTTATTTCCTCACTTAATTCCTCGTTTAATTCCTTATTTAATCCCTCGATTTGCACCATATAAGCGGCATTACGCTCGTTAATCTCGTTTAGTGAATGATTTATCCTACTTAATTTTTGATTGTCGCTAATCAAATAATCAAGTTTAGCAACACCCAATACAACCAACCTTTTCTCTTTACTTATCGAATCCAGTGCGCTCGTAATCGCGTAGCTTTTCAATTGCTTTTGTGTATGCGCTATCGATGGCAATAGAATCATACAAATAAATAGTATCAATTTGCTTTTCATAAATCTCTTTTATTTTGATGCGTTCCTTTTCGATTGTGTCAATTCGTGCCTTCAATACGACAACCGTATCTGAGGTGGTTACAAATTGTAACCGATTGGAATTGCAGGAATTTTTCCCAATAATGAATGCAACAATCAACCCAATTGCAAATGCAATCCATTTAATATAACTGTCCTTCATTGATTCGATAATTTTTAACGTGAAATGCTTTATTCAATCCGCGTGTAACTATCGCGAATCCGTGATTGTATTTAGAATAGGGATTGTAATCGGGTGAAAGTTCAGATAAACACCCCACCCCCCAACACGTTATCACCTTTCCATTGACATCGCGCTCGGTATGTTCTGCTGTTTGGTGATGGTGGCCGCACATCGCATTCGCTTTCGTCTTGAGAAACAATCCCCTTGCCACGTTAACACTCGGTAAAAATTGCTTTCCAAATTCGTGGCCGTGAAATATTGATAATCCACCAATATTCAATTTACTCTTGCCATCTAACCATTTGATGTTGTGCTTATCGCAATGAGTTAGTGATGGAAAATCAAAGGCATCAATATCGAATAGTTCCGGTGCTTTAACGCGCATATAACGCCAATATCTTTCTTCGTGGTTGCCTTCTTTGTAAACGATTTCAGCGTTTGGAAATTGCCCTCTCAACTCGTGCAAAAATGTACGCATTGCATACAACTCATCTTTGAACTTTCGCTTCTTTGGGTCTTTAACAAAGTCGCTTATCATATGACAATCGAGAGCATCGCCATTGAGTACAACCGTATCAACTCCTTCATCGATTCCTGTTTGGATTGCTACGGATAGCGCGTCAATATCGTGGTATGGTATGTGAATGTCGGATAAGATTAAAACTTTTTGCCCTTTAATATCAAAATGCTTTCGACCTTTTGCGTATGACTTCGGCAAATTGAATGGATTGCGTGGGCGATGTTCAGTAATGACCAGTGTTTTGTTTTTTGGAGTTCTACCATCTTTGCCCTCAATTCTACGCAGTGTATCACGAGCATCTTCAACTCCTAAAAAAGTTTCGAAATGTTCTTTGCTTAATTTCTTTGCGAGAGTTAGCGTTGGTGTGTTTGGGAATCTCGTTCTTAACTCTCTTGCGAGTTTTGTTTTGTCTGATTCTTTGCGTCCTTTCATAGTTAATAAGGTTTGTAAATAGTTTTTCCTTCGCTCTTAATCGCGCGTAGTATTTGTTTTCTATTTACTCCCTTGTTGTAACTAACGTGAACCCAATCAGGTGCATTCTCTGTTCCAAACTCCCAAATGAGTTGGTCAAATATACAATTATTTTTTATATAAAGGAATATGTCTTTATTGCATACTCCACCCAATAAATCTCCATCAATGTCGAGTGCCTTTCCTTCCAAGTGTTGCGATGATTTACTACCTCCAATTCGCTTGTTTAATTCAGGACTTCTGAAACCACTGGTGATTCCAATTGGTTTACCAAAGTGTTCGCGAACTTTATCGAAAACTTCCGTACAAACTAATTTCAGATTGGCAACTTGTTCAGCGTTTGGGATGTTTTGAATTTGCAACACGCTCGCCATATTGCTTTTAATCACTTCTTGCAGTGTGGTGTATTTACTTAATTTGCTCATCCTTCATTATCTCGTTTATGTCCTCGTTTTTCCTTCCGACTAATGTCTTAATCTTACCCCACAAATCTTTTCCGGTAACCGATTCAATGGATTCAACAATCGATTTAAATTCGATTACCGCGATAACCGTTGCAATCAATTTCGTAATTGGTATTAACTGCTCGATTATGTACGTTTCAATTAAAAAACCGCTCACGATAGCCAGTTGATACAACAGCATTTTCGTAACGCTGTCGCTCATTCTACGTGAACGGATTTTAATACCCAATTTAATTGCCTTCCAGATTCCAACAACCATATCCGCACCAACCAAGAATCCAATGGTAATCATTAGTTCTTTGATTGGCAGGAAGATTGTAACCAACGCGAGCAGCCAATATTTTGTTTTTAAAAACAACAACTCCTTCATCATTTCTTTGTCTCGTATTGTTTCTTTAAATATTGTTTCAGCAATTTCTCGTATTGCTTTTTGCGGTTTAGTACGATGGTGGCAGGAAATCTTTTATTGTCCATTTTAATCGGTTATGTTTGTAACTATCGCTAATCAAAAAACTACTCTTGCCGTATGGATTACGATCGGGAGAAATGTCGTTGTTGGTGTTGGATGTGTACTCGGGAAACAACGTGCTATTATAACACAAGTATTGAACCAAACGATTGGTATAATAACGAGCATTATCACGTGCAGCTTCTTTCAACGATTCCATTTCGCCCTTCGTTACTGGTGTTGTGTCCTCACTTTGTCTGCTAACAAGATTTCCATTGTCGTGCTTATACAATAACGATGGGTAAAGTTCAACCATTGTCCACCACAATAACGCTTTCAACACATAATCATTCAATAAAGTTTCGTAATCACCACTCAAGGTACCTGCACTAACATCGGATTTAATTTTGTTCATTAAATCAGTACCCAAATAGTTAGTGATTTGCTTATCCTGTGCCAAATAAATGGCAGGTCTGATAATGTTTGGATCAACCGCGTCAGTAATTGCGGTGTACTTCTTTAAGTAATCTTCAGTGATTAAAAGTATTTCGGGTTGTATTGCCATTTTCTTTAATTTTATTTAATTCCAAATCTTGGATTATCAGGTAAAAATCCGTTGTAAGGCATATCGATTGGACGCGTTTCTACCAAGTAATTGTTGCGTACTTTATAACCTGCTTTTTCCGCTAAACTCCAAGCTTTTTTCCGCACATTTGGGTTGTTTAAATCAAGTCCAAATCCCTTTGCGCTAATGTATAATTCTTTTTTCCAAACGTGATGACAATTACCACCGCCTTTATATAACCAAACCGAATAGGTATCCGCGCCATACGGCCCCCAACCCGGATTAACTGCCTTGTTATTTAGCGACATTATATCTTCTTTGCGGTATAGCTTGTTTCTATCAATCATCTTACTGCAAAATTCGCGCGTTGATGAAGTAACGCGACCACTATAACGATAACGCACATAATAAGTTTTGCCATCAATTACTTTGTCTTGTTCGCTCGTTGCGTTTGGTCGTGATGTGCCTGTACTTACCGCTTGTTCGATGGGTGTAATATCAAAAATGTGGGCGAGTGCTTCGTTTTCTAAATCGTCATTTTCGTAATCGACATCGTAACTATCAATAAGAATCCAATCTTCATTTGGTTCTTCGCCTAACGCAATCAAATCTTCAGCGATGTCATCTAAATTTACTTGCTCGCGTTCAATGATTCTCTTTGCCCAATCGCGACCTGCATCACCACCCCACAATTGCCACGCGATACGACCTGCGGAAGGAAATCCTTCCTCTCCATCGTTCCATCCAGTTGCTTCTTTATCGACTTCGTGCCGTGCGAAATAAGAGTTCATTCGCTTCACGGTGTCAAATGACAAATTACGCTTATTGCTAATATCACGCGCACGCGCTACACCTACCTCCGTTCCACCTCTACCAAATTCATCGCGCCACTTTAAACCAAGTTCCGCTTCTGCGGCCATTTCATCGGTGGGAGCAAAAGAGTTCTCCTCCGCTAAAACTTTTTTTTTTTGCTCTACTTGAGTGGTGGGAGTAGTATTGGCAGGCGGTGAATAAATCAAATCATTTTGAGTAATTTCAACTGTTGCATTTATTGCAATAACTGAAAACAAATATTCGATGCTATCAGTAATCATTCGTTGAAATGGTTCAATTACTTGTTTGGTGAAAATCCACATCGCTTGTTTCATTTCATCGGTATTTGAACCTAATCCACCACCATCACGAATACCGAAAAGTAATGGACTTGTAACGCGGTGAGAAATCAATATTTGTTTGGTGCTTTCTTCACTCAAAAATTCATATTGCTTATCTGCATCCGATATTGGAAATGAAGTGAACTCTACACCACGATCTCTATCCTCGTTGAAAAATGTAAGTACCTTCCCTGCATTCTCCGCTCCTTGTATGGCTTGTTGCAATTGGTTCTTAATCATTCGTTGTTCCTCTAACGATGGAATGCCATTATTAAACGAAGTAATCAATGAAGGAAAAAAGCCGTTTAATATATTATTAACGTGATATTCGCTAATCTGACGCGTTAACTCGATGTAATTTACACCACCTATGTAATCTGGTTTGGGATAATACTCACTGCCCGGTACAATCGAATGAACGAACATCACTTGTTTTGGACATTCATCTTTGTAATCGGGATTAAACATCGGAATGTACGAAGGTGTGTTCTTCTTTTTGCGCGTATCGTTCCAATCACGCGAGTAGTAAATACCATTCACATCATCATTGTCATCGCTCACGCATAAACGACAATTCTCAAAAGGTAAATGATTGATTTGAGCAATGGTACTTCTATCCATCGACCAAATAATTTCCCAATAAAAGCCACCGTGTAACTTCAAATCAAGAGCGGTGCTGTGTCTTATCTTATCTAATTGTAATCGTGTTATTTCATTCGATGCTTCTGCGCTACTTGATACGAATGATTGTCCTGCAATCATAAACGCAATCGAGTTTACAATGCTTCCGTGTACTGGCGATTCGTTGTATAGTTCGATGAGATATTGTGGAAAGGTATTGCCATCACCAAACGACACAAATCCCTTCCTATCTTCAACCTCTATTGGTTGAATCTTCACGTACTTTGATAGTTCAACTTGCGTTGCTCCTATGCGTTGTTTTATTTCGTCAACTATATTAGGCATTGTATTCGATATCAGATGGAATGGTTAGCGTTGGTTGGTCGTAGTAGTTAATGAGCGAAGAAAATTCAATAAATCCCCTTTCAATTTCACCGACCACCACAGCATCAGCAGGATCCAAGTTAGTATTTGAATTTTGACCGTAAACAA